CTTCTATAGTGTAACCGTCAATAGAACCGAAAGAAACTTTCTTTCTGAATTTTTGTTCGACTGTAAATGTATTTATAGAACTAGCTGAAATTCCAGCTGGAGTATTCCCCTCAACAGTCCAAGTATCAGTAGCTATCTTAGTTAAAATTCTCGTTTCACCTTTTACCATTACTAAAGATAAATTAGTAGTAAACGTTATTCCCGCACCTCCAATAGTGACTATCCCGTCTCCTTGTGCTGTTAATTCTCTTTTTGCCCCAACGGGAATTGGAGCTACTGAATTAATTGGAATCGTAACCATGACGGGGTTACCACTTATAAAAACCGTCCTTTTAGCTGAGTTGGTATAATCTAAAACATAATTAATAGATGCCGTAGTTTCAACATTCAATAATAATTTTTGGAAGCGTGCAACGCACCAGTCATACACCGCTTTTACCGTAGGGTATAGCGTGTTAGAACTGTCATTGGTTCCTTCTAAAATTATAGTCGCTTTGTTGCTTAGACTTTCTTTTGTCAACTCCAAAAGTTTCCCCATTTCAGCAGTCAACGCCTTAGTGGTTCCGCCCGTGGTCAGGTCATTCACCAAGATCGTGCTCAATGAAGTTTGCACGGTTTCAATAGCATCAACAATTTCCTGAACGCTGTCTAAATTGATATTGTCTGATGTCAACAATAAATTTATTCCTGTAATTTGTGTCTGTAAAAGTTTGCCCTGCTCAGCACTTAACAATGAAGTTGCGCCACCAGTTACGACGTCGTTTACAATATTCAAATAGTCCGCTGCTAGCTTTGTAAATTCATTCAAAGGTGCATAACCATTAGCAGCGCCTTTTTTGTTTTTATCTTCTTTGCCTAAAAACAAATCAGCGTGAGCATCCTCCGCCACCTTGTGTGCATTAAACTGGTCGTTTTCCGTTTTAGCGTTCAATGTGTTTGTAAGGTTAGAAATAGCGCTTTGCGGAATCGTTTCGCTCTTGTTCCAAAAACTACCCCACGAAGCCCAAAACTGAGCTTGCGTAGGCTTTTTGCCTGTCATGAACCAATCGTATATTTGTGCTAATGTTGCCATAATGTTATCCTATATAAATGATGTAAGCTAATGTGTAATAAGGCGGTCTGTTCTCGTGCGGAGTGCCCGAACCTGATTGTTCCGTTGTAAAGGAGCCAGTTTGCGTATTGCTTTTATTAATCGCTCTTACACCGCTTCCGTTACTTGAAACCTCTTGATCTAATTCGTATTGTTTATAAGTGTGGGAGTGATCCCCATTATTGGCAGCGGTCAAGCTTACTTTTTTGCTTCCGCCAATCATCCCAATCGCATTATAATCGGCATCATCAGGGTCGTAACCCACAATAAATTGACCTTTTAAATTTGGAGTACCGTTGCTACCGTCACACAATTGCCAACCCGTTGGAATAGTAGAAACTGAGCCGCAGTACAATTGCGGGTTAGTTCCCGCAGGCAAAAGCCTAGCCTGGATACTTTTCAGGCTGTCCATTCGTTTAAAGTCAGTCCACGGCCACGAAGTTTCCGCCGTGCCAAAAGTGGCGTAGCGTATCGTGTGAACTTCCTTGAGGCCTCCGTTTTTAAATCCACGGTTTACGGCTTCTTCAATTATAACTACAGTCGATGTTAGCGTGACGGCCGCCGCTTTGAAAGCGTATAATTCGCCACCAATGTACACAGCACCATCTCCAATAGTCGTACCCGTCAATTTACAGCCAGATATAATGGTTAAATCTCCCGCCAAGGCTCCCAAAGCGTTAAAAATCGAATATGCCGTTTGCATTTCCTGCAATCGTTCGGTTTTTAATGGATAACCGCCTGTTTGATTAAAATTTGATCTATTCATCTATAATAATATTATAGCGTTTGCCGCCAGCTTTATAAAGTTCAATGTGAGCACGTAGCCCGTTTAATTGCGTGTTGTAAATGGTTTCTGGAACATAAACAATGAAGTCTAAACCCGTATCCGCCGTTTCAGCTTCGGTTCTAAGCCACACCATTTCCTCCTCGGCTTCTGTACCTAACCAAACGTCCTGTTCTTCCGCCTCGGTAAAGATGTACTGCGTGTCAAACAGCAATCCGTTGCCTATATAAATGCGCCTTTCAACTGGGTCAAACTTATCGTTTAGCGACCCTCTTAAATAGCAAATTTGGTTCGTGTGTTCCAGTTTATAAATGTTGTCAATGCGCCAATTGTACCATTTGTAATAAAGGCTATTAAGCGGCTTTAACAGAATTTGCGCCAAGGCCGAGACAGACGGCTTTCGCAACATCGTTGGCAAATTATCCAACGCCAGAATATTCCAGTCTATCTTATACCACATAATTGATGTTATCAAAAGTTACAATTTCAAAATAGCCGCTTTCGGCAATCTTAGAAACAAATATTGGTTGTGGAGTTCCGTAGCCATTTAGTGCGGGATCAATCCACGAACTTTCGGCACTCAATAAAGTAGCGTCAAGAACACCAGGAATAATTTGCAACTTATCAATCAATAAAGAGAGCTGTAGCTCACCATTAAATTTAAGTTCTTTCATAAACTCCTGTAACGCTTCATTAACTGGGTAATTAGCGTCGAGTTTGCTCATTCCACTTTCGTCAAGCACTAAGGCGTCACGTTTGATTTGTAGGTTTAAATACAGCCTGTCAGCTTTATAGTTGATAATAGTTACTTGAACACCCGCCACTCTAATCTCATTGATGTAAGCCTGAATCGCTTCCACTTGTGACGGATCATCAAAATCAGATAAAACGCCGTTAGTTTCTCCCGCTATTTTAAGAATGACACGGCTACTCTCAGCAGCCTCATTTACGGCTGCATACTTGATAATTTTTGAGTTTTCAATTTGTTCTGCAGTAGCGTTACCGTTATCGAAATAATCTTTATCAGCTACCAGATCAAAACCAAATTGAAACCGCAAGGCCATCGTTCGATACCAAGGAAGCGTCCCCGCTTTTTCATTCGCTAGTCGTTCGTTGACTTCCTTTGTGTGTTGATCAAAAAACAGCTCGTGAATAAAAATCGCCAAAGCCACAATTTCAAAAAGGATATTCTCCAAACTCACTAATGAGAATTCAGTATCAAATGAAGCACCAACGGCATAACCATACTGATTCGCCAAGGTTTCATTTGCCATGAATGGCGTAGTGATTTCTGCTTTTATTTGTGTTTTAGTTCTTCCCATCAGTTTACTATAAATGTTCTTCCTATTATCATTGCACCAATTCCCTCATCAGGGACAATCAGCTCGTGGTTTTGCTTCGTTATGGCAGTGGCCAGTTTTTTTTGAATACCGTTAAAATATTCCGAAATTGGCTTATCAATTAGCGTACTATTTGGAGAAAACAGTTCTTCTCCTGGTATCAATTTTTCCGTGATGGATTTACCATTAAATACAGCCCATTCAAATACACTTTCAACCGTGCCGTCTTCTTGTACGGCAATGTCAGACAAACTTTGTCCCGATATTACTCTTACACTCATGGATGCTCTTTTTTGTAATTGTCAAAATCCTTTTTAAGGGTGAAATACTTTTTTTTCCATTCATCTAGAGACTTTCTTAACTCGCTTAGTTCATTTGAAACATTACTTATTTTTTCGTCAAACGTCAATTTTAAGTCTTGATACTTTTCTTCATATCTTAGTTTTAAATCTGTTAAGGATTCCTGATATAAGTCAACAATACTTTGTTGGTTTGTTATTTGTTCCTTTTTACGATTAGGAAACCAACCAATAAAACCGCCCAACAGCAGCGTTATAATATTGTCAATGTAGGGCTGAAGTATTTCAAACATTATAGTATTGTTTTAATCTTATTCTTAATTGCATTATAGTCTTTACCGTCTTTTTCTAAGTGAATCCTAGCACGACGTTCAATATCCACTTTGGTCGCATTTCCTTTTAATAGTTGTATTAATTCAGCTCCTAGCACGGGTTTTGATTTTAATGCGCCTTGGTTCATTTCGAGAATAATAGCGACTTCCTGCATTTGAGAATCTCCAATAACCATTCGTTTACCAATAATTAGCAAATCGTTGTTTTCGTCTAGTAATATTCCCTTTCCTGCCATTTTATACTTTTATCACTCCAGTTCCGGTTACTGGTCCGCCTGTGGCAGATGTCCCCGTTACTGTTGTAGTTCTACCTATTACAAATTGTGCTACAGCTGCCGCTATTTCGTTTGCCTGTCGCTGTCTGGCTTCCTCTGGTTTAATTCCCTCCTTATCAGAGTCAAAATCAAATGCCGTCTTTATTTTTTGAGCTAATTGTGCTTCTGTTATTGCTGCCATTTTTATTCAATTAAAACAGTATTTAAACGTTGTTTAATTGCTGTCATAGCGACCACATTAATACTGGTACCGTTGACTACAATTATTTTATTGATTTCGTCAATCATGTCTGAAAATATAGACTTCAAATTTTCCTCTCCGTGCTTGACTATAAAGCCTTCCTCTTTAATGGTCAATTGGCTTTCGCCACTTATAAAAATTATTTCGTCTAGTTCTTCAGCAGTAATCAAAAAAGCATTGGCCGAATTGCTTACAATTCCAATTAGGCACTTTGTACCTAATTTTGGCTTTTTGTTTTCGCCCGCAAGACCTAATAAAACATTGTGATAATCCAAGTCGTCTGTTAGTCCTGTGGCAGTCATTGTCTTTTTATCCCAATCAACCTCTTTGGCTATCGCCCATGCCGTTTGAACTGGGATTAACTCCTTAATTCTTTGGCTTATTAATTGGTTAAATTCACTTACTCCGCTCATTATGCTACTTTATCACCTAGTGTTATTTCCTGTCTTATTCCTTGTGGAGTAAACTTTTTTACTACTTTTTCTATATAATACGTACCGTTACGGTCATCATATAAATTGCTTTTTAAAATCACCTTTAATCCGTGTCGCACGCTTGGTATTCCAAAAGCTGTAAAACTGCCCTCAAACTTATCAACCTTAAATTTTTGATACTCCAAAACGCCCAATCGTTCCAGTTCTGCTTTTACCTCGATATTATAAAACGTCAGCTGTCGTTCGTTACCGTCTTTATCGCCAATATTGTCAACTTCTACTTTTGTACCGTTGGCCAATGTCGAAACCACTTTTATTTTCAAACTCACATCTTCCTTTTTCTTATAATTTAAAGAAGTAGAAACGCAGTTGCGCTCAAGGTTAAAGTTAACCGCTGGAAACTCGCTTTCATCGGCGTAATATTTACCACAAACAACCGTTTTGCCACGCATATAGGTGTATAAACCCCAATCGCTTTGCAATTTCTCTAGTACAGCACCAACGGCTGTTTTGGCCAACCGAACTGCCCCAAGTTGCACGCCTTCTAGCGCATCAATTGTGTATCCCGGAATACTCGTTTTTAGAAGTTCCAATAGTCCAACATTTGCCGACGAATAATTCACGGGTATTTTTCGAACATTAAACATTTCGTCTTCAAACTTGATGACGATAGGGATATCTGCCGAAACTTCCGAGATATAGCCCTCAAACTCTTTTGGGTTGTTGCCGTCATACCCAAAATAAATAGTTACCTGGTCCCCTTTACGGAAAACCTCCCGAACATTATATTTATCAAAGTAGCGTACGTTTCTAGGTAATGTCAAAGAGCCTCGGTCGGTCATCTCTTTCCAACTGCTTTCGTACTCAATTTCGGTTACACGATTCATGATAATATCGTCCCTACGTTCGTTTTTATGAAACACTATTTTACAGGTCATGGTTAACGTCATAGTACAAGTATTATATCTTCGTCACTAAATAATTGAAATTGAAAAGGAATTACTCCAGAGCTTCCCTGTTGTAAGTTGTCGCTCCAATCGGCTATGCAAACCCTTGAAATTTTTCTTTGTTCGAATAAGCTTCCACTAATATCGATACCGTCTGCCAATTCTTCCCATTTTAAGAGTTCTTCTAGTTGGTCATGTGCCGATTGTGTAGGCTCATCCAAACAAAGCCCTTTTACATCGATTACCCAGTCGTCAAAGCCGTATATTTCCTTTACTGTACCATTATCACCTAATAGATTAGTTCGGGTGATATTGTGAGCACGTCTAAAGCTAAACATTGTAGCGGCAGGCAATTGTAAGTCGCCCATTTGCACAATTTCAATTTCTCCGTTTGGCGAATACTTTTTATAACTTCGACCTAAGAACTTTGCTGAGAACATAATAGGCGTACCCATCCAGCTCGTAGCATCTGCTTTATAATAATCGGGTAAGGTTTCAATGCCTTTAAAACTCAAATTAGCAGGCGCATCTTTCAATAATGGATTTGCTATAAAAACAGGGCTATTAATACCAAATGCGGCACTAAATAGTTTTGAAACATTATATCGTATATCTGCCATCTTATCCTCCTAAATTAACAACAGAATCTCGTAAACGGTCATTAATATGGCTCGTTATTTGGTCTGCTATATTTCTAATATTTTCACCTTTTCCGACACTAAAAGCGTTGTTAACCGTTAAGTTCATTACAATAGATTTGATTCCATTCGATCCAGAACCTATGTTTAATCCATCGCCCGGTTGTTTGCCTTTTTCCTTTTTGGAAGTACCAGGTGCAGCACCTAAAACATCGGGTGACTTTTTCAAAAAATCATTTACGCTAGTTGCTCCTTTCCCTGTGGCTTGTGCTGCGTTCTTTTTGGCCGTATAACTGTCTGAATTTTTTTGACTCGTGGCCATAGCTCCTGACCAACCGTCTTTAAACTTGTTTGCAGCATTCTTACCAGCATCTACACCCATGATATCAGAAACAGCTTGTTTGCCAGTTTCCCAAGCCTGTGACCATTCGCCATTAAAAAAGTGCAAAAGGGTTTTACCAAGCCCGGTGATTCCGCTCAGCAGTCCTTTTATTCGGTCAATGACATAATCTTTGATCACGCTACCAAAAAGCTTAATCGCTTCCCAACCTTTGAACACAACCAACCTAAATCCCTCAAACTTATTCCATGCTATCGTTACTGCGGCAATAAGTAAACCTATGCCCAGAACTACCCACCCAATAGGTGAGGAAACAAATAAGGCATTCATCATTTTTTGGGTACTAGCTAATGCTGTTGTAGCAATATTTTGAAGCCAAGTAACTTTAGACAATGCCGAATATATCGGGATAGCACCCGCTACCATTTGAATCATCGGCGAAAGTGTCTGGGCATAAATTCCCACATCGCCAAAAGCTTGACCCGCCCATGTGCTGATATCAGTAAACCAACCTTTTATACCCGCTCCCGCTTGTTCTACACTTGGTAATTTCGTTAGGTCTAGATCCATTGTACCCAATTGATCCGCAAATGCTAATCCTGCATCTTCACCCGCACCTTTAAAAATGTCGGCCAAAATTGTTTGTCTAGCTTGAGAAGTAGCCCCTTTCATTTTGGAGCTAATCAATTGCACTGCATCAAAAGTGGTTTTACCAATCAAGTCTTCAGGCTTTAAACCGATACCCGCTAATGCAGTAACTTGCGCCTTTCCCATTTCACGAAGAGACAAATCGGCCTCTTTGATACTATCAATTGCTTTATCTGAAAAGACACCGTCTTTTCCTGATTTGGCTATCAAAGCAATGGCTTGAGATTGATCTAAGCCTAATTGTTTGATGAAAGGTTGGTACTCTTTTAACTGGTCAATAAAATCGCCGTTAGCATTAGCGCCTTTTTTATAACCTTCTTCAATGAGTTTTAAGTTTTCTTCAAACGTACCGCCATTTTGCTTGGTCATGGCGTTTGCTGCTCTAGCAATATCTTGAGCATCTTGATCATAAACCACCGCAATATTTCGAGAACGTCTCACAAATTCGTCCAGGGCGTCACCCGTTAAATCGGTCATTCTTTGAACCTCTGTGGTTAGGTTTTGTACATCAACACTAAAATCAAGACTGTCAGTAGCTTTTTGGATCAATTCAATTCCTTGATTAATTCCTGTGGCTAAGTCTGTCCATTTTTTCGCCTTGGTATCAAACTTTTCAACTTGATCCGTTAAATCCTTAACATCTTGTTCGGCACCTTGCAGGGCCTTTCGGTAGTTCTCTACTTTCTGCTTTGCCTTATCATAGGCAACGGCCGCCTCCTGTTGTTCGTTCCAAGAACCGGACTTTTTTACTTTCTCTAAATCCTTAAGCTCTTTTTCGACTTCCTTTATTGATTTTTCTAAGTCTTTGTAATACTCTTTGGATTTATTGAGCGCAATTCTGGTGTCTTTTTCGGTCAATTTAACGGTGTCACTCACATCGTTTAAACCACTAGTCATCTCGTTAACCGACTTCATTACGTCCTTTACAGGTTTGGTAATGTGGTTAACAAACTCTAGTATCCATGATGTTGTAACGTCCATTAATTCTCGTTTTTAATTTTTATCACCAAAGGCGGCGTTGACCACCTCGACTAATACTTTTCTAAATGTTTTTTCCAACATGGCCTCTTGAGCTTCACGTCTGATCCGCTCCACATATACCCACTCCTGAAAGCGCTGTGCCCATTGCTGATCGTCAAGGGCTTCGGGGTCTAAATTGAAATGCACTCGAATGATGGCGTTAATTTTACTTATCGAATCATCCGAGTCAATTTCATCCTCTGGATTAAGCCAAAACCCTTCTACAACTTTTTTACGTCAGACTTTGCGGTTTGCACCAATGTTCCAACAGCTTTAAGCAATTGCGAATAAATAGCACCATCATACTCATACGCCTCTTTGTCGCCCTCAAGAACACAACCCAACATTAATTTTTGAATTGCTGTAACGTCCTTTTTGTCTCCTTTTTGTTCCTCCAAGGCCAAAGCTTGCATTACTGCTCTAGATGGTTTTTTAACCAGATACTCAAATTGTTCGTCAGTATCGGTGGTGATAGGTATTACACGCAGGTTTCTCCTTCCGCCACATTTTGCAGCGTGTGCATCAATTTGTTCCTCCGTAAAAGGGCGGATTATTGTGTGAGCTTTCACTTCCTCAGCTTGTACCTCAATATTGTTTACTTCTTCTAATGCCATATTAAATTACGTTATAATCAATGTGTGATATGATCAGTTTGTAGTCCATTGAGATGGTTCCGTCACCTTGAGCGACTTCAACACCTGCATTGGTAAACTCGCAATTGCGAATTCTGTCTTTTAGGATAACACCCAATGAGTTTTGATACTCTACGACAATATCAAAAGGAGCGATATCTTGTAAACGTTTACCCGGTGCAAGTGATAGCTGTAAAGCATCAGCTTCTTCCTTATAAAGTTTAATAGAAGCTGTGGCTTCATAATCAGACTCGGAGCGGCCAATGGGGAATTTCCCACCGCCTTTGACGTTTTCTTTTTTTACTTCATCCGTGTATTTTACTTCCAAAATACCTTCTAAGTCACGCCCTAGCATGTTTACAACAATGGAAGCCCATCCTTGCATTGTGCCGAATTTATTGATAACACTTGGTGTTGCCATAATTATATACTGTTAGTAAGTCCTACCGCTACTTCAAATTCATGAACGATTCCGTCCGCTACAATTGAAGCTTTTACCTTAACGGGAGTGCTTTGATTTACAATTTGTTTTTCGGTGATATACACCTCGAATCCGCTTATTTCGTCAGCAGTAACCATCCCTTCAAGTCCTTTGTTCAGTAAACCAATCCAGCGTCCTACTGTGGTCGATGCGATGTACCCGGTTGTTGGGTCTTTTTTTACACGGCCTTTCACCTCAGGTAACAATGTGGTTCTAATGATGCGGGCGGCTTTGTTCCAGGTGCGGTTGTTTTCGATAAAAGCAAAATCACTTTCACGATCAATGCAGGTATAGGAGTTATCAAAAAAGAAACCAGAATAGCCCTCATAACCTAAAACAGCGATGTAGCCTTTGGCACGCAATGCGTTAAGAACCGCTTTGTCTTGAGAGTCTACCGTTTCACCATTTGGTAAATAAGCTTCTAGCCAACGCCCCTTCTTTTCATCTGTTAAAGGATAGTCCAAAGTACCTCGCTTAGCCAATGGCTTATTTTCGATATTTACCGAACCTAAATTCTCATTGATTTTACGAGCGGCTTGCATTCCTAATGCCGAACCGATGCGTACAATTCCAGAAGTATCAGAGCAGTTTACAAAAACAGATACATTTGGCGCAGAAAGCAAAAACAAGTCTTCGTTAAAAACGTCCAAATCGTTAAAACCTAAGTGTACAAAATCAATCAAACGATTCTCAGCCGCAAACTCATCAACAATAAGTTGGTGCGCATTGACCAGGGGCACAACGTTTGGCGTTGCACTTACAAAGTCAGTTGTGAAGCCGTAGCCCTTAATTTCTTTGTTTTGGTTCAAAAAAGCCTTAACATCTGCTTTTACCGTAGAATTAAACAAGTAGAGCGTAGCTGAAGGAGCAAACTCAAAAAAGTCAACAATATCAGCATATAACATACAGCCATTGTTTGCGTCAAAGCTTTCATTGATTCCCAATACCTCGGCATCATAAACCGCAGTAATTACAACTCCTTTGCCCGCATTTGCTACGGCGGTTGCAATTGCCCCCGCTAGGATATCGCCACTTAATAGAGCGAAATGGTTGTCGGTACCCGTTGCAAGGTAGCCTAAGCCACCCTGCAATTTTTCTATTTTTACACCGTCTAGTCTAGCCATTACTCTTGTGAATTAGCTGCCGTTAATTCGGCCGTTTTATCTTCTACGGCTTTTATAACCGTTGCTCTAGTATCCGTTTTAAAAGCCTCTAGGTCTTCCAAGTTCACAACTTCACTAATCGCCTTAATTTGGTCTACCGCAGATGGAGCCTTAGGCGTATCGGACGCTTTTTCAACTTTTGCTAGTGGTCTATCAAAAGGGAAAACTCTTCCCTTAGCACCTGCGTGAATGTTGGCTCTGTTTTCCTCTAGAAAAACGTTACCGTCTACAGTAGCAAATGCCTTATTAGCTTTTGGGTATTGTTCGAATACCTCATTTGCTAATCCTTTTAATTCGTCTTCAGTATATGTTTTTTTCATACTATTATTTTTTTAGGCCATAGGCCGTTATTTGTTTTTTTACAATCCAAACCACAAACCAAATTGTCGAAAGTATAAGTGATAATTTACTAAATCCTATTAAAAACCGTTCCCACCAAGTAGGTTGGTATTCAATATAAATAGGCGTTTGTTCCGTGAGAGCCGTGTACACATCTTTGGAAATCCATTGCGCAAAGAGTTTTTGAGCTTCAGCAAAACAATCAACTTCGAGTTGGTTGTCGATGATCCTTACACTAGGTGCGGTTAGGTGTTTGCCAGCCGTGTTTTTAAATACGTCCTTAATCACAACTTTACCATTTTGGCAATCTAATAAGGCCCTATAGGAACTACTATCAGCGGCAATGTTAAAGACAGTGTCATGAACTCTTTCAATAACCTTTTCGGTCTTGGTATTGGTAATCACAACGGGCTTTGTGCTTTTGCAACTGGTCATCCATAACAACAGGACCAAGAAAGCGAACCAATAAGTCAATGCTTTTTTCATAATTTATTTTGTAAAATAAAGTTCAGCTTCGAGTTGTCGTCTTGAGATTAGGCCGTTTATAACTTTACCTCCAGAGTATTTCCATTTGGCAAATTCTGCCTTTATGGTTGGGTCATTTGGGTTTTTGTTGACCTTCTTTAAGAGAGTGCTATCGCCCAAGCCTTCCGCTATGGTATCGACATCAATATCCGATCCTACGTTGTAAGCAAAACTTACCAAGCTGTTGAACTGGTTTTGACTTATTACATTCTTAACCAAGTAGTTTACGTCCTTCTCAAACTGGCCAACAATTACATTAAATATTTCGGTACCGTAGGCTCGTGTAATTGGCTTGTCTTTCATAGTAACCTTTTTTCCTCCTGGATAAAAAGTGTTACCAAAACCAATGGTAGGAATATTGTTGCTGTCCAAATAGGGTACAGCAGAAAACCCTTCACGCTCTTGTAAAAACTTACGTCCTTTTAAATCTAATTTGTACATGATTGATAATTTACCCCAATGGGTGCGGTCGAGGCGCAGTGCCTACGACCGCCATTTTTAAAAATTAGGCTACTTTGCCCGAGATAATCGCAGCAGAACCTTCAATACCGTAAGCAACGATAATGTGGTAAACTCTAAAGCCGATTATATTTTCTCTTTCCGTTGGGTTCAATTCCGCAGGCAATGCAAAACGTTTTACTGTTCCAACTGCTTTTGCTGTAGAACCTTTATGGAAGATTACAGATGATTTACGACCAACGGTAACGCTTTCAAATGGAAGCTTTGCCAATGTAGTGTCATTATACTCAGGCGTTGTTGAGTCCTCGTAAACGACAAATCCGTAATATTTGCTTACAATAGCACCTTCCGTTTGGTTGTGGTATTGTGTATAAAATTTTCTGTCCTCATCTAACAAATCAGAAACGTGATCATCACATAGAATCAAGATTCTACCGTTTTTGTCAATTCCTTTTTTGTTCATTTTAGCCTGTAAAGCTCTAAGGTCTGAGGTTTGCAATTTCTTTCTACCGGTACCATCATTTGCTCCAGTTGTTTCCAAAACAAATAAGTTGTTTGCCTCATCATTTGCAGATGGCGCTAATCCCCATAAACCAAATTCTTGTGTAGTATCTTCAAGTGTTTCACGGTGTTGTTCCTGTACGTCTGAAACCTTCTCGTATGGTAAAGCGTATAATTCGTCTTCCGTTACAATTGTATTTTCTGTGTCAAATTTGTGAAGCGATACAATTACGTGGCTATCGTCTCTTTCGTTTTTTACAATTGGGTAGTTGGTATTGTCAATTAACACCTTTGGAGCGGCTCCACGTTTTGGTATTTTGATTGTGTCCTGGTTGACCCAGTTTTGTCGCGATCTAATTTCGCCAACCCACGTATGCATGTGGCGCAATTGTTTGATCATTTCCTTTTCGGCAGTTGTGTTTTTTAACTGCGCTGCACTTAGCGTCAAAGTTGCCATTTGCACACCTTCGGTGGCAGTGATGTTGGTAGCGTATGCCACCGCTGTAGCTACTAACATAAGTAACGACAACATAAATAGTTTAAATAGATTTTTCATATTGATTAAAAAAGGTTTAAATACGTTTTAAAAAAAGAGCCCTAGGCCTCCCTAGGCTCTTTTACATTTTTCTCTGTGAGGTTTATTTACTAAAATATTCGTCCTCCAATTTTGCAAAAGCCGTTGGGTCTTCTGTCATCATTTTTTCTAAAGCTTGTGGGTCCTTAGTTTGATAATCTTCCAACGTCCATTTTTTTCTACCCGCTTGTGGGTTTTCACCGCCTTCTAGCTGTCCAGAAGCTTTGTCTACAGATGGCATCGCTTTTAAAATAGCAGTTGTACCCGCTAGATCATTTGTTGCCGCTTTAACCCAGTGGTCACGTACATCAGCAGTGATTTTCTTTTCTGCCGTAATAGCGTTGTCAACCAATGCCTCAGCAGAGGCTTGAAGTGCTTGGGCTTGCGCCTGAACTAGTCCATCGACTTGACCTGCTTTTGCCGTGGCTTTTTCTACGGCAGCAAGGATTTGCTCATCAGTTGCATCAGCTGGTAATTTCAGGCTGGCAATAAGCTCATTTCTGTTTTTCATTTCGTGTTGTTTTTGTGTTTTTACGTTTGGAATATTCGGAGCACCGCAAGCCACAAAAAGCGCCTTTTGGTCTTCGGTAATTTTTTCTTTTTTAGAGGATACTGCAGTAATAAAGCCCTGCTCTTTGGCTTCTTTGGCAGACAGCCACACATCGCCTTTTGACCACTTCGTCTCAATATCATCCTCAGTCAATCCCGTTTTTTCGGCATAGGCCGTGCGGTATTGGTTGGTTAAATTTTCTAAGAGTTTAAGGTCGGCTTTCACTTTGTCTTCATTCCCCGAAAACATGCCCATAGGTTTATGGTACATGTACTGTCCATTTTCGGCCATTTCAAAAGTATCGCAGATCAAAGCGAGGTAAGAACCCGCTGAGCCAACTAGTGCGCCACCAAATCCCGTAATGGTACCCGAGAAGCGTTTAATCTCATTAGCTATTTCGTTTGCCTCGAAAACAGAACCACCGGGCGTATTAATATAAAGTGTAACATCCTTTATGTCGCTGGCAATAAACTGGTCTATTTGCTTTTTGAATTCGGCAGATGAATTTTGCCATTGATGGATTACACCACTAATTCTAATTTCGGCAGTTGTTCCTTTAGCCTCAGCCGTAATTGTAAGCGGGTGGCTTTGAGCCATAGCCACTACATCAAAGCCGCTAAAGGCAATAAAGGAGACCATATTTAGATTTTGTATAAATCTGTTTTTCATCTAAAAAAGTTTTAGTTCAATCGTTTTGTGATTGCAAATATTGACCGAAAAAAACAGTGAAAAAAATACCGCTACCAACTTAGTAATAAGCAGTTACTAAAATAATAACCCTACAAAACCAACTTAGAACGTTGGTTTTTTTTTGCCTTAATAAGTAGGCAAATTTGTCTCACCAAAAGGGTAAAAATTGAAAGTAAATGGCAAAAAGAAAAGAACAAGAAGTAGCTAAGAAGCTATTTGTAGAGCTGTACAAGTCGCAAAAGGAAATCGCAGAGGACTTGGGAGTTACGGAAAAAACAGTTGGCGATTGGGTTAAAAAATTCAACTGGAGACAAGAACGTGATGCACGTCTTAATAACTCGGGCAATAGAGCCGAGAATATTAAGAAAGTGATTGCAGAGCTTACAGAATCGACCTTGGAAACTATCGACAAAATTCGTGTAGCGGAAGCTAATGGAGACAAACAAGAAGTTTTAGCGCTTAAAAAGGAAGCGACTCGAATTTCTCAAGAAGTAGCCATGTATAGTAAAGCGCTGGAGAAAATGGAAAAGGACTTTAAAATCTCCCTTTCAACCTATTTGGAAGTTATGGAAGATATTTTTCAATCTCTACAAAATTGGGACAAAGACACCTACATCAAAACTCTTGATTTTCAAAAAAGCCATTTATCAACTATCGCTCAAAAACTAGGATAACTATGTCACTATTCAAAACCATCATTGGACTTATGCTTAATAGAGCATCAAAAAAACAATATTACCTAGAAATGGGATCCTATTTTATGAAAAAAGGGTGCAACGTTCAAATTGGACAAATTGTGGACTCCAAAAAAATAGATCATGAGCGTAGACGTGTAAAAGTGGTTACTGGTTTATTCTATGATTTCAGAACCAACAAAATTAACCACACTGCCGATAAAAGAGTTATTAAAAACTAATGAAAAGAGACGACAAACAAAGCATTGAACGCTATCAAAAGCAACTGGAACTCGTTGCTTCTTGTCATGCACTAAATCCATTTGAGACACCAAAGGAGCGAAAGGAAGCAATAGAGCGTGCCAAAAATGATTTTGCATTTATGGTGCAACGTTATTTTCCGCACTATGCAACGGCTGCAACTCCAGACTTTCATATTTCTTTTACCAAAAAAGTAAAGAAAAACAAAACCTTCAAAGGCTTTGCCGAATGGGGACGTGCTTTGTCAAAATCAGTAGTCAACAACATTCTGCTACCTTTTTGGCTGTGGATAAATGATGAACCCGTTTACTTAGTTTTAGTCGGTAATAGTGGCGATAGAGCCAAACAATTATTGGAAGATATTAGAGCCGAATTCGAGTCCAATCCTCAAATCAATAAAGACTTTGGTCAGCAGCACAATCCCGGTCATTGGGAAGAAGGATTTTTTATTACCAAAGGTGGGTTTATTGGTCAAGCACTAGGTATGGGGCAATCTGTAAGGGGTTTGCGTGTAAAGAGTAAACGTCCTACACACATTGCTTGTGACGATATTGAGACTAAGGACTTAAACCAAAACCCCGCCCGTCAGGAGAAAATGGCGAAATGGATTGAGCGTGATTTGATCCCGACCATGGACGGAGACATCAGGCGTTGGATTCAGTCAAACAACCGTTTTTCTGCCAAAATGATTCAAACCATTTTACAAGACAGGCACCCCGACTGGATAGTGGATAGAGTAAACGCTTATGATCCCGTAACCTATATACCCACTTGGAGAGGCAAATACAGCGATACCTATTTCAAAGATATTGAGCAGGATATCGGTGCTTTAGCGGCACGATCTGAATACAATAACTCACCACACGTAGAGGGAAGTATTTTTATACAAAAAGACATCCAATACGCTCCTTTGCCAAAACTGAATACATTCAAAATAATCTTTGGGTATTGGGATGTTGCTTACGCAGGTTCTGCTACCTCTGATTACAATGCCATCGTAATACAAGGACTAAAAGACAAAGATTTTTGGGTAATTGATGGTTTTATAAAACAGAGCAAAATGCGTGATGCCGTGGCGTATATGTGCCATTATCAAAATGCATTACCGGAAACGGTCGTCATTCATTGGGTGTTTGAGTCGCAATTTTGGAACGATGCTGTACAAAGCGCCATTGATGAGGGACAACGACAATTTAATTGCCGTTTAAACATCATAAAAAGAGATCGACCACGAACGCACAAATACGATAGAATACTGCAATTACAACCCTACTATCAAAACGGTAGAATTTTTTATAGTGAAAAATTAAAGCATTCGAATGATATGCAGGTGGGTATTACACAACTATACGGAATTGAACCGGGCTACAAAACACATGATGATTATCCCGATGCGCATCAGGGCGGAATTGCTGAGCTAGAAAAATATGTAGTGTACGGAAGCGGTAACGGATCAGGAAACTACCAAAGCGGGAAGTACAAACAAAAACACAGTTGGTAATATGATTTACTTAGAAAAAGAAGACCTTATCACAGAAGCTTTTGAGCGGTTTATTGACGAAAGCTCGAAAGATGATGTCACCGTACTCGACAAAGCAGAGGAACGAGCCATTGCTTTTGTAAAAACAATGATTGGTAGCCGCTATAATGTGGCGTTAATTTTTGCTGAAGGCGACCCCATTATAAACGAAATGCTAGTACAAATTTTAACTAGAATTGTGCTGTATCGTATTGTAAAAAGAAACGCAGCTCGCAAAGTTCCTACTGACTACAAAGAAGATTATGACGAAGCCTTAAAATGGCTCAATGATATTGCTACGGGCAAAACAACGCTTGACGGGTTGCCGTTGCCAGTAGACGAAAATGGCAACGCCACAAACAGTAATTCCCTTTGGGGCAACAATTCAAATCCTTCCTTTTATATATGAAAAATCCATTAGTACAAGCTTACAAGTACGTAGAAAAAAGAGTTTTGTTAAACGCCGATTTGCGTTTACTAAATGTAGTATCGGTGGCAAAGGGCGGTAATGCACCATCTGGCCAATTGAACTATGAGGCCGAAACCATGCAAAGGCAAACTTTAAAAGAGTGGACAGTCGCCATTATGGCGGCAACCGATCCCGAGAACCCCGACAAAACAGGGTTACAGGCATTGTATAAAAACTTAATGCTTGACAACCATTTAGCGTCCATCATTGACAGCCGTATTTTGTTTTGCCAGCGTTCACCCTTTAAAATTGTAAACGAAAAAGGAGAAGAAAACACCGATCTGTCGTGGTTATTGGAGCGCACTTGGTTTGAGGAGTTTGTACACCTGGTCCTTATGAAACGTTTTGATGGTTGCAAACTAATTGAGCTGTATGATACCAACCCCGAAACGCAAGAACTAGCCACGGTTGACGAAATACCTATGTCTTACTTTTTGCCACAAAAAGGAATCATTACTAAGTCACCAGGAGATAGTACGGGTTGGCAATATAAAGAAGGAGCGCTGCAGCCTTTTTACATTCAAGTAGGAAAGGATAAAGAAATAGGCATGCTGTCACAGATGGCTCCTATTATTTTGGCTAAAAAATTGGGCTTTGGTTCGTGGTTGGATTATATCGAAAAATACGGTGTTCCTGCTTTATTCATCACCACCGACCGAGAGGATGATACCCGATTAAAAGAACTTTTTGAAGCCGCTAGTAACTTTAAAGGTAACGGGTTCATGGTAGGTCGTGGTCAAGAAAAGTTTGAGATTGGAAAAGCGGAAGGCGGTAACGCCGACAACTTTGACAAATTAATCGAACGTGCCAACGGCGAAATGTCTAAACGTATTTTGGGCGGTTCTGGGCTTACAGATGAAAAAAGCTTTGTTGGTAGCTCAGAGATTCAGTTCAGGCTTGCAAAAGACCGTTTTGAAAGTGACAAACTATTGGTTAAAAATATCATTAACGAACAATTGTTTCCACGATTGCAAAAGATAAGCCCTGTTTATTCTGTATTGAAAGGTCATTATTTTGACTGGGACAATACCGAAACGCAAACACCCAAAGAAGTTGCCGAAATGGTCAATATACTATCAGCAAATTTCGAGCTTGATCCAGAAGAAGTGAGCCAAAGAACGGGTTTCACTATTCTAGGACAAAAAAACAACGGAGCTGTTAATCCTGATCAACAGGAAGCAATTAAAAAAAAAAGCTTGACCGAGAAGTAAAAGCGATTTTTAATCAAATTTTTGGCAGTTATCACAATGAGGATTGCGGTTGCGGAACTTGTACTACAAACGGTATTACGGCATTAGATTTTAGCGGTTATGACTCCTTAATTGACCAAATTGCCAAAGAGTTGCACGATGGCAAATTGAAGCCCGAAGACTTGAATCAGGAGATTATTACTAGAACGTACAATGATCTTGCTGAAGGTGCAAAAAAAGGGTATGGAAAAGACTGGATAAAATTCCCGAAAGATGGCAAAGGTACATTGCCTAACGAACTCAAAAAAAATATTTATACTTTTTCGGGTGCGAAGACCTACGCCCAACTAGAGCAAATCAACCAATTGCTTTTTGACAAAGACGGAAAACTAAGGCCATTTAATGAGTTCGCTGTACTGGCCAAAAAAGTAAATAGGCAATACAATGTAAACTATTTGCAAGCGGAGTACCAAACGGCAAGAACGGCGGCACAAATGGCCGAGAAATGGGAACGTTTACAAGAAACTAAAGACTTATTCCCTAATTTGAAATATCGTAGCGTGGGAGACAGCCGAGTGCGTCCGGAACACGAAAGACTAAACGGAATTATAAAACCCATTGATGATGATTTTTGGTCACGATACTACCCACCATTAGATTGGCGTTGTCGTTGTGATGTAGTCGCTACGGCTGAGGATGCCACCAATGATAAAGAGGATGATTTACCAAAACCACAATTCAAAGGAAACGTAGGGAAGGACAAAGAAATATTTACAGCAAAAGGTACTTTCTTTAAACTACTAAATACGAATGAAAATGCGGTGCGCAATGTAGAGCTGTCAAAATTGAATGCACCAATAGAAACTGTTTACAAGTCCAAAAGTGGTAAAAAATTGGAAGCGAGCATTTTTGCGGATGAAGTCGATTTAAAAGATAATGTTACAGTGGCTATCGTTTTGGTTGAAAAAGTTGGCTTAAACATACAGATACGTTCTCATTTAAATGGGCATTTAGTTAAAGGTTATAAAAACCCCGAGTATTTAGTTGACGGTAAAATTGCAGAAAGAAAAGCACCAGAGTCAAAAAACTATAGCAATATTCTTTCTAAAGCAAATAAACAGGAGTGCGAGGTAGTTGTAATTGATTTATCGGTTAACAAAGACAGTATTGAAAAGGCTTTAATTAAAGTGGATGGAATTTTAAAATTCAATGTACATCCGTTTATTAAGACCGTGTATTTTGTTTCTTCAGACAAGAAAAAAGTAGAAGTATATAAAAGAAAAAAGCAACCTAAAAAATAGATTGCCTTTCTGTGATGTATTTTCTTGGGATTAACCGCAACTGTAATCACATTGCAAATATACAAATAATTATGAGTAAAATACAAGCCCCTGATTTTTTAGCAATTGCGGAAGCT